ATCAGTCAGGCCGGGCGCGCCGGATAAGGTAAACACCGCTTCCCATGTTGCGAACTGTTTCAGGCTGGCATCGCCACCGTCTACGGTGCTGATGACCGTGACCGTTGACGTTCCGGCCAGGCCGGAGATGGCACTGGTAAGGTCGGCACTGAACCCGCCGATAATCTCTCCCGCCGTGCCCGCCGCATATGAGCCGGGTAGTTCGGTAATCCACGGGTCGCCCGCAGCGCCCGCCGCGTCCAGAAGCAGGTCAAGCCGCCCGCCGTCTGTCCAGTCGCCTTGCAGTTCATTTGTGTCTGCCAGAATGTCATCGACAATCCCGTCAACCGTTGCCAACGCCGTGGCGATGCCGTCAGCCACGCCGTCTGTCGTGTCAAACGTCTGCGCCGCTGTGTAGACGCTGAACTCCTGATATATCCATTCGTCACCGGAAGCATCTACACAGCGAACGTTGAACACATCGCAGTCCGTTTCGCTGGTACTAAGCACGATGGGCACAAGGCCGTTTGCCACAGTCGGCGTGGTTGCGAGATTGGCGAATGCGCCCCCGTCTTTGCTAATTTTAATGTCACCTGCAACGATAGTGGGCGACGATACCGAATCGCCAGCAGAATCAATCATGCCCGCGTATATCGTAAACGCCGCCCCCCTAACGCAAGGGTTCATGCTCGCCATCTTCTAGCTCCTTATTGCGCCCATGTCGCGGCTTCCAGCAAATCCCGCAAGAGTACGAACGGATCAGTGTCGCTCAACCACTGCGGCGGGTTGCCCTCGTAGGCTTGGAGAAACGCATCGATGCGGTCACTGAGCGCCTGCGCCTGCGCGTCGGTGCTCACGCCGAAGTTAGCCGCCAGTGTCGCCGCGCTTGTGCCGATGCTGTTAGCCCGCAGGCCGTCCAGCTTTTGCAGCGCGTAGATGCCAGAGGCTATCTGGTTGAGCGCCGCCATGACCGCCGCGCCGTTCTGGTTTGCCGTGCTGATGTATACAATGTCTGCCATAATCCTGTCTCCTTATAATGCGGCCATACATGGCCTTGTTAAGCTACTTATGGTATAATTCTGGAAACACAAATGCCGATCGCGCTGCGTCAACAGCCATCGGCCCTCTGACTGAAAAGGAGTCAAAGCATGTCTAAGAATACCCCAAACTCTCCCAAGGTTCCATTTGGTTATTGCGAATGCGGATGCGGTAGAAAAACTACTATTTCTGACGAAACTTATGAACCGCATGGGCACGTTAAGGGCCAGCCAAAGCGCTTTGTTCGCGGGCACGCCACCAAGGGAAAGATACGAAACAACATTACCAACAAGCGCTTTGGAAGATGGTACGTCGTTGACTTTTCTCACAAAGGGAAGGATAGAACTAATTACTGGCTGTGTTGCTGTGATTGCGGCACGGAAAGAGTTGTGCGCGGAAGCCATTTGATAAGTGGCAAATCGGTATCTTGCGGTTGTTACGCAAACGAAGTCAACGCGGCCCGCCAAACAATTCACGGTATGCACAATCACCCGCTGTATAGCACCTGGACTGGAATGAAGGCGAGGTGTAACAATTTCAATCATAACGAATACCACAACTATGGCGGAAGGGGCATAACTGTATGTGATAGATGGCAAGATTCCTTCAAAAGTTTTTATGACGATATGGGAGACCGCCCCCAAGGAAAGACACTGGATCGCATAGATAACGATGGGCCGTACTCCCCCGAAAATTGCCGATGGGCAACCGCCGCACAGCAACATAAAAATTCCAGGAAGGCGCATCTTATATCGTTCAACGGAGAAACCAGAACACTGGATGAATGGGCCTCCAAAGTTGGCATGAGTGCAACTACACTCAGCGGGCGTATTAATACCTATAAGTGGTCGGTTGAACGCGCGCTTGTGGAACCTGTCAAGAAAAGATGTCATCGTAAATCAAAGTAGACTCATTGCCGCGCTGACTGCGGCGACTGTGGCCGCGTCTAGTGTGTTGTCGTAAATCGCGACGGCTAAAATATTGCCGGAAAATTTCGCAGCCGTGTCGCCACGACTACCGATTTTTGTAGTGGCATTATTTGACGCACCTGTTCCAGCTAAATTTATTACACTAGCACCGTCAATGTATCCTGCGTCCTTTGTCACCGCAAGCACACCGTTTGATGTGCCAGCAGACCCATCTCCTGCGGTATAAGCTGAGCCTGTTGAGTGTACGAACCGCTGCGCTCCGCTAGTGGCCGCAGCACTGTAAATAAAATTTCCCACACCGGTATTACCAATTGGGCTAATTGTTGAGTATTTCCCAATCGCAGCATTAGAAATTCTAACAACTAGCGTCATGTTTGCAGCCATAACTCCGGTATCAAAGCCCACCCCCTGTGTACTGTTAAATGTCCAGCCCGTCGATGCATCAAACGTTGGCGGCGTAGCAATATCTGCTAAATCATACGTCCCAGGATTGACAAGGTTGCTGTAAGACGCAGCCAGCGATGCCGCGCCCTTCGGCTGGTACGCCGCAACGCAGCCAGTCGCCCCGCCCGCCTCCCACCAGTTAGACGCGCTGCTCGGCCACATGCCGCCGTGTGCCTGCACGCCCGCGCCGATGATGTGATGGCGGTTGTCGATACGATAGTTAATCATGCTGATCTGGCTCCGGCTCCGGCTCCGGCTGCACAATCGTCAGATACAAATTGTCCCCCCACTCGACCGCGATCACAGGCAGACACGGCCAATCAACCGCCTCTGCCTCCGCCGTCGTGACCTGCTGCAAAGTCAGCATCCGCCCGCGAATGAAACCCGTCCACTCACGCTGTGGCAAATCAGGCTCCGGTTCGGGCGGGTCTGGCAAGGGCTGCTCATCCAACGTCACATTCCTGAACTCGGTCACGCCGCTGCCCGTCCACGCCCGTAAATCGACACGCCACGAACCTGCATTGGCCGGAACCTCGAAGGCAATCTCGAACGGCATAAACTCCGCAGACGGAGTAGTAAGCTCCTCTCCTTTAATACTGCTCAAATAAGTCTTGCCGTCCGGTCGCCAAAAAACGATGACCGGCAGCGCGGCCGCGCCTGAGGAAACCCGATAGCTGCCACGCACGACATGTTCAGCGCCCGGCGAATCAGGCATATTCTGACTTATCCACCGTGCCCTCTCGCCCGGCCGATAAGCAATCGACATGATCCCGTCAACCTCTGACAGCACCGGATTGCCCGCATCCTTGTAACCCTTGAATATCAGTTTTGACATATCACCTCGCTTTGGTGGAAACGGCGTGCTGCAACCTCGTGACGTTGCTGCTCTAGGCGCATTCTCTCAAGTACTCAATGGTAGTCTCACAACCCATGCTCATGACATAGCAAGCTCAGATTGATAATACATGCCACGAATTACCAGCACGCCGTAATTCCCTATTGTTGGGCCTGCCCCGGTCGGTTCTTCCAAACGTCATAACCGAACGTTGCGCCGAGCGCAGCGGCCAGCCCTTGCAATCCCGCCTGCGCAATCAGCTGCGGCAAGCCAAGCGCGTCCAGAATGAACGCGCCGAGGTAGGCGTACCCCATGCCGAAAATCAGCGCGGCAATGTTGTTCGACCAATCGTGCAGCTGCTCATCCTGCACCCACTTGTCGATAAGCGGCTTCGCCCACGCCTCGACCGACAGCGCCACAAACAGCGACATCAATGCCGTTGCTGCTACTGCTCCAAGAAACAAGTTTTCCATATCACTCTCCCTCAAATCCCTTGAACAATTCGTCGATGGCCTCTTGTGGCAAATCAGGCTTTATCTTCGCCCTCTGCAATTGCCGGATAGACCGCCGCAGGTATTCCTCGACCACGAGCAGCCGCTTGCGTAAACCGCTTGCCTCATCCTCAACCGCGTCAAGCCGTTCTCGCAGCGCGTCCACGATGCTGTACACATTGCCCATCTCGGTACGCAGCGCCCGCACCTCGGCGTTCAGTTCCTTGATCGTCGCCGCCATTTCCTTGTATGTATCCGCGCTGGTCTTCTGTCGCCCGGCATAGACCGCATAAGCTGACCCGGCCGCCGCGATGAATGCTACAATGATTGCCGTATCCATTAATGTTCACGCCCGTTCCAGCTAACCGATAACAAGATAGAACCCAAAATCCCAAACAAGAAAACGCGGCTGATCCGGCTCAAGGCGACATACTCGGCCAGCGTCCGCTCCGTCAGCGAGGCATCCAGATAAAACACCGCCGCCGGAATCACCACCAGGCCGATGCCCAGCAGATACCAGCGCGACAGGATATACACCTCGCGCTGCCGGAACGCATGCACCGCCGTGGCAAACACCAGCATCGCCTGCAGCAGCACAAACCACTGCGGCAACAGCCTGATCACCGTGTCAGCCCAGTCCGTGCTCACTCCTCGTCCGGCTCCTGTTCCTGTTCCGGTTCCGGCGGCGTGGGCGGGTAAACCGTCATCTGCTGCACCGCATGGCGCAGCCGCTCCGACCCCGCCAGCAGCACGCCGATGCTCGTCGGCGCTGTTACCTCAACCTCGCCCGTGTCATAGACCACTGCCACAATTTGCTTATTCATTGACATCTCCCTAGATTGCCGTCTTGTCCAGTCGGTACACATTGCCCGACGCAGTCTTGAAGTACATATTGTCCCCATACTCAAACAGTTTCACTGTGCCCGACGGCGGGTTCGCAACCTTGTCTGAACCCGTCCCGCCTGTGCTGGGGAAGGTGATTAACCCATACTCCGGCGTGGCCGTGACGCTGCCGAGGGTGAGTCCATTTTTTGCTCGCAGGGTGCCAGTAATATCCACCTTGGGTCCACTCGAAGATGATGAGATATAGACATTGGCTAAATTGCTGGCACTACCCACATAAGCAATCAAAGATATCGTGCTCGATTTGTTAGAAGGAGCCTTGACATCCATCTCGTAAAACGAATTCTGTCCACTCTCAGATTGGACATATGTCCGCATATAATTTGTGGTTGACTCGCGCGAAAACGAGATTTTACCCAGATGGGTCGATGGTGAAGATTCATAAAACCAGTTAATACCGCTGGCATAATAATCATCTGTATTCGCCAAGATGTTTAGGCCATCGCTGTTTAAATACGTCCTGTCCGCAACAATCTTTCCGTTAGTGCCAATCGTCATCTCGCCGCCGAAATAGCTTGACCCATCATCATCAAACGAAATCAGCGGGTCATTCGTGTTACCGTTCCTGAATTGCAATGAATCGCCATCATAGACCATACGCGGCAGGCCACTGGTCGAAGTCCCGCCGATGCGCAGTTTGTAGGCTCCATAGGCCAGCCCAACCCAGAAGCCGTCACCTCCGCCGTCCGGCGCATTTGGCAACGAAGCCCCTACCGCAATGCTTGGCACGCTTGGGTCGAGTTTGATCTTGCTTACCCCGTCATCCTCGATTACAAACGGGATATTGTTAATCAGTGCGGTCGAGCCGCTGATAATCACATGCGGGTCGTCATTGGCCGTCCCATCGCCCGCAAACAGCCCGTACTCTTCAGTTCCTGTTGCCGCTTTCAGATTGCCAATCAGCGCGTGCAGCGTCCGGTTCGTGGGCGTGTACGGGTTAGTCGCCCACGTCATGATGCGCATGTTCGGTGAGTTCGGGTCGCTCTCATGGTCAGCCGCCGTCAGGCTCATATAGCCGTCGCCGCTGGCCCCAAAGCCGAGCACCGGATCGCCGCGCTTTAGCACCTTGCTCCGTGCCACGGAACTGTCAGCCCCCGTCTCCACGAACTCTCCCCGCCGCAGAGTGAACGTGTAAGACTGCTCGCTGCTGTTGCTCAGATTGACGTAGCCGCTCACCTGCCCCCACACGTTGTACAGCTCAAAATGCCCGTCTGTGTCGTGTCTGAAATAGCGGAGCATGACATAGCTGTTCGTAGGGAATACCTGTACACCCGGCGCACCGGGAATGTCCTCCACATACATCGTCGCTGTGCCGCCGATGCTCGCCGGAGTCGTGAAGTCGCGGGTCAACTTGCTCGCGCCCGGCGTAATCCACAAGCTACGCCCTGTCGCCACGGCATGCTCAAATGTAAACATCGTTACGTGCAATTCGTCCGCTGTCACCGTCCTGAATTCCGCATTCCCGGCCCCGTCAATGCGCCACCCGTTGCCAAGGAAGCCTGCCGAAAAGCCGTTATTCTGCAAGCGCACCGTGTCCCCCACCAGAACGTCATCACCAACCGGATCAAGAATCAGGTCAGCCGCGGGAAGCAGCGAGATATTGCCTGCCGTGCTGCTGACAGTCGCGGCTTGGTTGAACGTCATGCGCGGCGCAAACAGGTTCACATCACCGCCCTGCGGCTGCAAGATAACGTCACCTGCCGGTTTAAGCTCGAGATCAGCACCCGGCATCACCCACAGCTTCGACGCCGCCAGCGTACCGATGGTCTGCTCCCCATCGAACTTGAGATCACCCGTCAGCCACAGATGCCCGTCCGTGTCCGGCACGGCCGTTCCCAACCCCATCTTCTTCAGCCGCGCCCCACCCTGCGCGTCCGTCGCCAGCACCTTGCTCCCCGATTCTGCATTGGCATAAGCCCGGAAGCTCAGCGCCTGTCCACTCAGCGTCAGCGCCCCCGCCGGGTCACTCGTGGCAATCGTCACCAGCGTGTTCGCCGGGTTTTGTCCTGACGGCGCCGTTCGGTAGCCCACGGCCGCCGAACTTGACCCGCGAATCGTCCCCGCGCTGCTGCGCACCATCTCCAGCAGCAATGCCGGTCCCTTAATCCGCGGCACCAGCACTTCACACAACACCAGCCCGTAACGATACACCCCGTCGTCGCCGACCTGCGCGTTCGTCTCCACCACATACAAGCCCGACTTGTCCAGCGTCAGCTTGTCATCCGACCACACAAAATTAATCGTCTGCCCAACCTGAATATCACGATGGCAAACGGCCGTAATGTTATAGAACCTGAACGCCTCATTCCGCGCCAGCAGATATTCCTTCGCCGCGTCCAGCAGCTGGATCGCCGTCTGCTCCCGCGCCGCCTCGCTGATACCCTCCGGGCTGATATTCGGGAAACTCACATTCTCCGATCGCACCACCGGCGCCAGCGCCGCCACCGTCGCGTTATAAGCCAGCGCCGCCACGCCGCTTACATAATCCCGCGTCAGCGTCCAGCCCGCGCCCACATCATATCCATCCGGCAAATCCAGTAAGCTAATCGCATCCCCGCCGGACCCGCCGCCCGTGGCATAAATCTTGCCGACACGATTATCGTCATACTCCCGCGTGAAACTCTCGATAATCCCGTAGTCGTCATCCGTGAAGCGGGTTAGGGCGTTCACTTGTGACGGCATCACCAGCGTGATCCCGCTGTTGTCGCTGGTCTGCCGCCACTCAATCTCCCGCAGCGGCCCGTCTGTCCCGCTGGCCGGCAGCTTCGGCCGCCACCACTCGCCCGTAATATCCGACATCGAATTCAGCAAATCGAACACCGTCATCATTGCCGCCGGATGGCTCGTGCCCGGCTGCGTCCCCGCCCCGCCGCCCTGCACTGTCAACTCCCACCCCGCATAATCAATCACATCGTCAACATCTGAGGTCGTCGGCGTGCGATAGTCTGTCGAAATGAGATAATAATCGTAGCCCAGGCCCCCGAACGGGATAGGCGGATCAACGCTGATTTTGTCCCATGTTCCGGCGTAAAAATTGACCTCCGGATCACCCACCTGCACCCCGCGCCATAAAACCGACTGCGCCGAGATGCCCAGCTTGGCCGCGCCCGTGTCAGTCGGCCGGATCATCAAATCATCGCCGTCTTCAAAGTTCGTGCTGTCATCAATCAGCAGATATTCAGACGCAACCCCGAAGTTAATGCCGATTTCCTGAATGCCATATTCAGCATCACCAACCGACCGCGGGAAAATGCACCGCGCCAATTCATCTTCCAGACCCGGCCCCGAAATCTCCAACATCGGCACCTTGTCTTCCACCACAATGCGCACCGTCTTAATCGTGAACGCGCCAATGCGCCGCGTCGTCGCGCTCGCCCACGGATCGACCTGGTGCATTACCGCAATATTGCCCACCTGAATCAACGGATAGTTGGCGTCAACCTCGGCCGGCGGCACGCGAAACGATCCCCACCCGATACGCTTGAACGGCTGCCGGAAGCGCCCTGAAAGCGCCTCAATCTGCCCGTCATTGCCTAGCTCCGTCGTGGTCAGCGTCCCGCCCGGCGTCACGAACACCCGCGCCAGCGACGCATTATAGAACCAGACCAGCACCGCGCCGTAATTACTCATGCCCAACTGCTCCAGTCGCCAAGCAGACGAAACTCAATAACCGCCTCAATAAAGCCCTGCACCGGCTTGGACGATTCCAGCGGAGACACCGACAGGCACAAGCCGCTGGCCGTGGAGGTGTTGCCGTTGGAAACCCGCTTGCGCGTGATCGTGCCCAACAGCCCCTGCTTCGCCGCCAGCGCGTCATACAGCGTCACGGCCGTCGCCCCGCTAATCACAATATGCTGCCGCGCCACCCCCGGCACCAGCACCGGGTCCGCGCTCCCGTCATAATTCATCAACGTCCCGTTCGGCAGCTCAACAATCCGGTTCAACACCACACTCGTCGGCGGCAGCAGCGAACGGTGCTTCATCGTCGTCCCGTTCACAATCGTCGCCCCGTCGAACGATGAGATATACGCCAGAGCACTCATCTCTATCCACCCACCGCGTTAATCGCATTCTGCACGCTGTCATCCACCGTCGCCGTAAACACCGTGTTCACCTTGCGCGGCACCCGGCTAATCGTGCTGATCAACGCTTCCACATTTGCCAGCGCCGCGCTCACATCCGCCTCAATCGTCGTCGTGTATGGCGTGCTGATAAGCGGCTCCAGCGTCCCGGACACAAACGTATTGACCGTTGTGACCGCCCCCGCCGCGTCCGCTTCAATCATGAACTGCCGCTGCTCCAACGGCACCGCCTCAATCATGCCCGTAGCCTCGTTAATCGCCACGTTCACGCTCTCCTGCGCCAGCGCCGCCTCCACCGGCAGCGTCATGTTCGATGCGCCCTCGCCGCCGCCTATCATATCGGCCACAGTCCGGCTGAAGCCCTGATTGATCATGTCGTCCGTGACTTCCCAATGCACCTCAGGCGTAATGGTGAATTCCGGCGAGATGTTGCCCGCTCCCTCCTCCAGCGCCGTCTGGAAATCCATCAGCATCGTCACCGCGTCATCAGCTGACAGGCCGCCGCTTACCATCGCTTCGCCCAACTGCTCGGCATAATCGATCATCGCCGCCTGTTGCAGCACCGCGCGCGCCTGTTCCTCTGTCAGCTCTCCCGTGGCAATCTTCAAGGCGGCCAATGCCCCGGCGCTCGCCCCCGCCGCGTCCGCGCTGTCATACAGCACCTGGTTAAAATCAATCGCCGTCTCCGGGTCCATGAAATCAGCAAAGGCCGTGCTGAACGCGTCACCCGTCTCAGCCCTACGCGCCATTTGCGCCGCTATCTGCTCCTCAAGCGCCTGCGCATACGCCTCGGCCTGCTCCGCCGCAAGGTCGGCCGCCGCCTGATTTGCTTCTATCTGTTGTGACGCAATCCCCATCGTGTACGGGTTGCCGCCCGTCTGAATGCCTTCGAGGAACCCAACCGTGAACCATTCCCCCGTCGCCGCTCCGGCCTCCTCAGCCGCCGTCGCTGCATAGTTGGAATTGTCGCCGCCCCGGAACATCTGCTCCTGCGCTTTAGCCCACAAGTCAGCCTTGTTGGCTTCTTCGGCCAATTGTTTCGCAACCTCTTCGACAACCTTGCGCGCCCATTCCTGCATCTCTGGGCTGCCATATGTCCCGGCAGAATACAATTGAGCATAGAAGTCTTCCGAAATCTTGCCGGATTCCAGCCCCATATCTAGCTGCTGGACAAAGTTGTATTGGTCAGTCACCTTCTTCAGGTACTCGGCAATCTTCTCCGCCATGTCCACGGCCATCGGCATCGCCCCGGCCACCAGCTCACCAATGGCCGTTCCCAACCGCTCCGCATTCTCTGCCGCGTCGCCCAGCCCGGTCGCCAGCTCATCACCGCTGATACTGTCCGCAAAGCCCTCGGCCGCGCCCTGGATGAACGCGTTCTGCATGTTCTCCACGGCCGTTTTCACCATCTTCAACTTGCCGGCCGCCGTGTCCGCCGCTGAACCCAGCAGCGCGATTTTCTCTTCACCCGCCGCCAGCACTGCCATGTCGAACGCCTTGTCCATGTCGTAGCCGGCTTCAATGAACTTCTGCGTCTTCGCGTCCACATCCTCAATGCTCAGGCCCAGCGCGTCCAAACGCATCTTGCTGTTATTCGCCAGCGTGAGGATGGTCTGGTTCATATCCCAGCCCAACTCGCCCACCACCGTCGCCAGCCGCACCACCTCATCTTCCGTTCCGGCTAACCCCAGTGACATGATCTGCCCCGCCTGCGCGATCAAATCCGCATCGGACATCATGCCCTTCGTGGCGTCCTTCAGCCGCCCCAGCAGCGCATCGGCCGTGCTGTCAATGCTCTCCGCCAGATTCTCAAACTGGCTTTGGGCGCGGCTCATCTCCGCGCCCTGCTCGAACGCATCAAAAACCGCGCCCACCCCGGCCTCAACCTTGTTCAGCAGCTCAAACGTCTGGTTCAGCGGCGTCGCCATGTCTTTCCACGCCGAACCGACCTTCTGCCCGAAAGACTTCGCCTTTTCGCTGCCCTTGTCGATTGTGTTGATGATCACATCAACGCTAGCCATTCAGCCCGCCTTGGTAGACCCCCGCCTCTCTCAGCGCCTCAATAATTCGTGCCGTGCCCGCGTCCAGCCCGTGGATATCTTTACCCTTCAAATTGCGCACGCGCTCCACCGCGCTGTAAGCATTTGAGAACATCAGCATCCGCGATACGAGCGCCGCGTCTTCGTCCATCATTTGTGACGGCGTGCAATGAAATGTTGTACATAGCGACATCAGCCATACTTCCGGCTCCGGCGATGGCCGGCCGTCAACCGCGGCCTGCACCACCGCCGCTAACCGTTTTTTGGGACAGCACCCAGGCTGGTGATATGTCCCGCCGTCTCAATCCCCACGTACTGCACAATGTCGGCAATGCGTGGGTCAGTTGCCTCGTCGAGGTCCAGTTCCTTCGGGTCCGGGATAAGCTCGCATTCCCATGCCTGCACCAGCTCTTTCGCCCCTTCCCAGAAGCGGATGAAATTGTCGCTGCCCTTGCGCCCCCACACGCCGCCGCGAAACAGCAGCTGGCTGCGCACCGGGATAGCGTCGGGAATGCTGAACTTAACGCCCAGCGTTTCACTCTCAAACTCAGCCATCGTTGCCCCCTCTCTCTATCATGTGCCCAGCACGCTGGTCTGCGTCAGCCCCGCCACGGCCGTTACGGTGCAGCTCCACGTATTCAACGAGCCGACACTCTTGCCCATCGTCACATTGGAAACAACCGCCTCGCCCTTGTAATAGACGCCTGTCGCTTCCTTGATCGAAATAGTCTTCGTCGGCGCGCCGGTATCCTTGTGCACCAGCGGCGCAAAAATCGTTCGCGTCGTGCTGTTCACCCAGCCGTTCACGTCATAAGTGGAGGCCATGCCCAACCCCGGCACGCGGCTGTGAATCGAATCGCCCAGCCCGGTATCATCCAACTCCTCAAACCCGCGCTGCGCCGTCACGCTGTTCACGCTGCCGGAAATATCCGTCAACGCGCCCGTGCTGTTGTCAATGGCAAAGCCGGTTACCTTACTTGTCTCGTGTGCCATCATTCACCTCTTCTTTTTCTTCGACCCCCGCCAGGTCACGCTCCAACTGCGCAATCTCATCATCCCAGTACGTCTCGGAGATGCCGCGCTTTTGCCATGTCGCCAGCGTCCGCTTCAACTCAGCCAGGCGCGCCGCCTTCGCCTCATTCTGCATAGCTGACGCTGTGCTCTTCTTGCCAGTCAACGTACACCTCCCATACAGCCCACACCGAGCCGTTGGCTAACTCACGCTCCACCATCTCGCCGCCGCCCGTCACCATGCTGTCCAGCACCGCGCCGTTCAACGTCGGGTAGCTCTCAATCTGCGCCACAACCCGCTCCACATCATCCTGCAGCGTAATCGGCCGCGTATCGTCCGCATAACGCCGCCAGCACTCCACCACCGTGCGCCACGCCCGCACATTGCCGGAAACCGCGAGCTGCTCATTCCCCCACTTGCCCGGCCGCAGGATCGCAAAATGCTGCGCCTTGCCGCGTGACAACGGCCGCCAATCGGCCCGCGTGGCGTTCTCGCCGTCATATCCGTCCAGCGCCCTCACCAGGGCCAGAACGGCCGCCTCGCCCGTGGAGTAACTCATGCGTCGAAAAGCCCCCGGCGGAACTTCGGCTGTTCCAGCGTCTTGTTGCCGGGGTCGCTGCGCTGACTGTGCGTCAGCAGCCCCGTAAAGCTCAAGCCCTGCGCCGACGATTCGCTCACCGTCTCGCCCAAAGCCTTGAACGCCGTCTTGTTCGCCGCTGCAAAATATCCCGCCTGCATAAACAGATCGCTCTCAGGAGTAGCCTCTTCGCCGCCCACGCCCAGATGCGGATAAGCCCAGCGCAGCTCGCGCACCGTGTGCCGCACCACAAACTGCGCGCACGCCAGCACGGCCGTTTCACTCGTCAGCGGCACGCCGAACCCCTCCGCCGCCAGCGCCGTGTTCAACACCCCCGACACGCGATCCATGATGCTCTCCACATCCGCGCTCGTCGGCGTCGTCGTCTCGCTGTACCCGGCCTCGCCGTCCAGCAAATGCCGCGTCAACGCCGCCACATCGCTCAACGCGCCGTAGCTGTTCCCGTCCAGCGCCATCGCTACTTACTGCCCCTCTTGGCCGCCTTCGGTGCAGGCTTCTCCTCAACCTTCTCCTCAGGCTCAGGCTTCTCCTCAACCTTCTCCGGCACCAACTTCACCGCCTTTGTCAGCAGCATCTGCATACTCGCCATATCATCCGGGTTGAAATCGTCCGTCACATCCGCGCCCGCCGGCAGCTCCCGTCCAAAGAACTTACCCGCTCGCGCCGTCTTCACCTTCAGTACGTTTGACATGCTCTTCCTTTTTCCTTGCGAACGCATCAACGCGCTCGGCATAAGTGGCGTTCAGCCGCTCCACCAACGGATGCTTGCCGCCCGCGCTCGGTGGAGGCCCGCCCCACGTCACGCGCACCATCTGCGGCTTCCTGCGCATCACCCCGCCGCATTCATCACAATGGATCAGCGGGTCCAGCGCCGCGCCATGCACATAATCCGCCAGGTGCCCGCAATCGACGCACCTATACAAATAACTCGGCATCCAACAACATCTCCATCGCCGCCAAATGGCTCGCGCACCAGTCGTCAATCGTGTACTGGCCCATCACCACCTCGCGCAGCAAGCCGGACGGCGGCCGGTCATCCAACGCCAGGCGCAGCGCCCGCACCATATCGCCGCTGTCGCCCCGCTTGTAATGGCGTATCCCTTCCATCTCCGGCAGTTGGTCACAAATACCCACGCCGTCCGGGACAACCACCGGCGTATCGCACGCCAGCGCCTCCAGCACCGGCTCCGGCACGCCCTCCTCCAGCGACGTGCACAAATACACATCCAGCATGTTGTAAAAAGTCGGCATCAAATAATCAGCGATAAACGTGTGCGGGAACGGCCAGTTAGCGCCAACCACGCGCAGGTCAACCCGCACGCCGCTGTAAAACAAATCAACCAGCAGGCGCGGCCCCTTGCGTGGCTGGCCTATCCCGGCCGTGCCCACCAGCGGCGCATCGCTCCGTTCATGGTGCACCGTAAACGGCCGGAACAAATCCGTGTCCACGCCCGGCGCAATGCTCTGCGCCCGGTCCAGCATCGTGTAATACATCGGCGCCGTCACCAGCGGCATGTCAATAAAGCACGCCGCGTCCTGCCACTTCTCAACCTTCCACCTGGTGCCGCTCTCGAAATGGGTAAACCATGCCGCCGTCGCCGTGGGAGGGTTCTCTTTTAGCGTCCACCACAGATACGGCATGAAGTAATTCACATCCGCGCGCGGGTCCACGGCCTCGCCCATCGTCCAGCCGTGCTCATCAACCAGCCACTGCCCCATGCGCGGGACAACGTGATTGTCCAGGCGGGTAACGATGTGCACCTTCACGCGCCCACCTCGCTCAACACCCTCTGCACCTTTTCCCGGTGCTCGGCAATCACGGCCTTGTGGTTCGCCTTCAGCTGCGCATTGTGTGCCAGCGTCTGCCCGCTGAAATCATCCGGCGACAGTGGATAACCCAGGATGTGCTTCGGCCGCACGTCCGGGTCGCCGTGCAAGGTCCAGCCCGCCGCCTTGGCATAAAACGGATAGCGGATGTCGCTGCCGACAATCTGATCCTTGATGCCGCGCAACGGCCGTAACTGCTCCTCACCACGCAGCACCGCCGCCAGATCGTAAGGCCACACATCCATGTCATCCTCGATCACATCCAACTCGCCCTTCAGCACGCCGCGCGTCTCCTCAATCACTTGCCGGTGAATCAGCACGCAGCCCCAACCGCTCGCGCCCAACGCGTGCAGCCTGCCGCGCTCCGGCTCGTCCAGAAACGGCTCCATCGGCCACTGACCATCAAACGGCCGGTACCACACCGAATACATCGGCGCATACTGCCGCCGCAGGTAATACCCGCTCACATACGGCGCACCATGACTGCGCAGCCGTTCCAGCGTGTCCGGGTCGAAAATCATGTCATGGTCAAGCAGCAGCATAAACGCGTGCTCGCTCTTCATGAACTTGTTAAAGTGCTCTTGCCGGGCGACATACCCTTTCGTGGCCGTGATAAAATGCGGGCCGCTGTCACCATCTCGCGTATCAATACTGACAATGCTCGTCGCCGCCAGGGTGGGGATCATGTCCGATCCAACCACGCCGATGTAACAACTGCCGTCAAACTCTTGCATTCATTGACCCCCTAGCGAGACAGGCAAGGCAGGGCGGCGGGGGGTCATTACCGCACCGCCTTGCCTCACCTGGCACGCTATCCGTCTTAAACGATGTCAGTCCACAGGTAGCCCAGGTCAGAAGCGACAACCTTCTGATCCCACTGCTCCTTGTGCTTGACAATCGTGCTGTCAACCGTGTCGTCGCGATACATCGACTGCGCGCCTGCGCCGCCGCCCGGGTTCCAGACAAACGTCTTGCCGGCCGTGGCCGTCAGAGCGTTCGCCGACGCAGCCGAGTAAATCAACAACGCGTCGTCGTCGATAATGGCCGCCATGGAAGCCGTCTGCCCTTCGTTGGCGCTGTTGTAGCTGCCGCGGGAAACGAGGATCTCATCAATGCCAAGCACCGCGGCCAGAATGCCCTCTACCGTGGCCATGGTCATTTGCGTGCTGTACTGCAACCGTCCGGCGATCTGCGCATTCACGAGCAGCGCATCATAGACAATCTCGCCCATGAGCAGCTTGTTCGGGCTGTACCCGGTAGCCGCGCTGATGGTACGAGCCGCCGTGCGCACATCCGTCACCGGCACGCCGGAACCATCATCCCAGTCCGTCGCGCTCGTGTTGGTCGTGCCCCAAACACCAGTGACCATGAAATCAGCCGCAAACGCGCGCTCCTTGCGAATGAAGGATTGCTGCGCCAGCCACTCCACCCCGGCGCGAGCCAGGTCATAATCAAACTGCGCATTGGCGTTCACTTCATCCGGAACCGGGAACTCGCGTGCCCACTGCGCCGTCTTGAACGTCGCCGTGCTCACACCGAACCCGCCGCGCGCAAAGGCAGAACCAGGCGCGCGCTCTTGCAGACCGTCCTGGAACCAGTACTTCTTGTCGAACAGGTAATACGTGCCGCTGTCCTTGTCCACGGGCATCGCCGGGAACGCGCGCAGCGCCACAAAGCGGGTTTCCGCCTGCGCATATGCCACCAGCATATTCTGCAGAACAGGATCAACCGCTTGAACATCATTCACTGTAGGTAGTGCCATCTCTTACTCCTCAACCCCCGCTAAAAGACCAGCACCTGAACGGTGATGATGTCGCCAACCGCGCCGGATGCTTCCAGAGCGATGCCGAACTTCTGCACAGACGTGTTGATCAATCCGGTGCTGTTCGGAGCAACATAGTTGCCCTGCGCAATCGTGGACGTTGCCGCAATCGCCGGAACAATACTGCCCGCACCGGCAATCTCGGCCGCCTCGCCGTCTGCTGGATCATTCAGCAAAATGCCAATATTCGCGCCGCCAACGGCTGACGCCGCGATCACTTCACCGGCCGTGCTGGCAAACTTGACCGCCTTGTACTGCTGGGCAGTCAGGGCAGCGCCCGCTACCAGACCGGGAATATGGATAACTTGCCCCATATTTGCCATCTCTCTACTCCTTCAAAATGTCCGGCTGTTCAGCCAGAACCTTGCGCACGGCCGTCATGCGGTCCATGCCCTTCTCAACCTCTGCATCCACCGCAGCGTTGAATCTGTCAGCAGGCGTCCCCGGCACATCAACCCCGGCATCGCCCACATCCTCGGTCAACCCGGAAGCATCTGCCTGTGCCGCAAGCGCCTTGAATCTGGCCGTCAACAGTGCCGCCGTTTCTTCCGGCAGATCCGCCAACGTCTCGCACAGTTCCGCGTCATCCAGCGTCGCCAGCTCTGCCGCGAGGTGCGCAATGCGCTCGCCGCGCGCCTGTGCTTGCTGCACCTCAGCCAATCGCGCCGTCAACTGCTCAACCTGCGCTTGTGCCGCCTGGTACTCGGCCGCAAACGTTTCTACCGGTTCAGGCGGCTCAATCGTCTGCGTCATCACTTGCGGCTCCGGCTCCTGCTCATATTGCGGAGCCGCAAAGAAATCGCGTAGCCGCTCCAGCAGGGAAACCGAAACCATGTCATCATGTGTGGTCATAGCTTCGTCTCCTATATCCACTCTGTAGAGCGCCGCCGCCTCGCCCAAGTGCGGCGTGTGCAGCAGCGCATCGCCAATAATCAACGGCCCCTCAATCGGATCGCCCGTTGTCGGGTCTTCCAGCCACCCCTCCCAGATAATCTCCGGGCTGTGATAGCGGTAATCGCCGCGCTCCATGGCGGCGCGTCCTTCGTCTGTGAATTCGGGAATGGCGTACAGGCCGTCCTCACGCACCTCAAGGCCCACAATGTGACCTCCGGCACGCGTCTCGTCTTTGTGGCTCCCCAGCTTGATCGGTGGGCGGAAATGGGGCAGTTTGAACATGGCCGCAAGCTCGCGTGTTATCTCGCGCACCTTGCCGTCTTTGACCAGCTGCCCAAACGGAAACAGCCGGAATGGTTCTCCGGCCTGCGTGAAGACATAGCTGTCAAGTAAGTAAGTTGATTCACCCATAGCCATACCCCAACAAAAAGAGCCAGGGAATTGCCCCGGCTCTGCTCACTGCCAACCGAGGATTCCCCCACGGTTACAGGATACGGTATAGGTGACAACGTGCCGTTTACATGTTATGAACTGTCGAACCTGCGCCACACGCCGCTGGAATCCGGCGTGATCGGCACCACGCGGCTGACCGTGCACAGCAGGCGATAAGCTCCCTGCCGCGTGATGCACATGTCATCCGCAACGTCGCGCACCGTCACCCCGTCCCCATGCGCCAGCCGCCAGACAACACTCGCCGCCTTCTCCTGCGGTGTGTAATCGCTCTCGCTCTCGCTCATTCGTCACCCATCCAGCCAGCTCGCCAACTTCTCGGCCATGTTCTCGAAGATGCGCACAATACCCTCTTGCGCCTTCTCCGCCACATCCTTCATCGTCCACCACGGCGCGGATTGCAGCACCTTGCGCGCCTGCGTGCCCTCGCCGATGACATACTGCGCATAATAGACGCGCGTGCCGATGCGCCCCTCATAGTTGCCCGGCCCGATGCGCTTAACTGTGTACACCTCGGCCTTGCCGCCGTCCGTGCCAATAGAGCGGCCGAGCGTGCCGGTGCGCGCGTAGCTGCTCATCGGATTCTGTGACGGATACTCCGGCACGCTTCCCTGCATGTGCAGCATCGCCTTGTCCATCGCCGTCTGCAATTCATCATCCAGCCGCTGCGGATATCGCTCAAACCGCTGGAACAAATCCGGCGGGTTCGTCTTAATCGTCATGCTAACCCGCATTGTTCCCCCACTTCTGCCGCTCCAACTCGGCCGGGTCATACGCCTCAAAAATGACCGGCTGAAGCCAGCACCGGCAATTATGTGTTATAATTCCGTTGACGAAATATAACTCGTGGGGGGCCACATGGAGATTGTAAACATGGTCGCTAAAATCAAACTTTCGAACCTTGACGATCTGGTAATTCGCTATCAATCCGGGGAAGCCATCTCCGATCTCGCCAACGATTGGGGGGTAAGCCCCCAAACCATCGACCGCAACTTGCGCGCCTTGGGTGTTCATGTCAGCAGGATCGGACATCAGGCAAAAACAATCCCTGACATGGAGTCGTTTGTTGAGCGCTATCTGTCCGGCGAATCTATCAACGCTCTCGCCGATGAAGCCGGTGTTGGCAGATACGCATTCGCCAGCAACTTGCGCAAACATGGCGTGGCTGTTCGCGGCCAGTCTGAGGCCGAGGCTGCTAAATGGGAGCGCATGACGCCGAGCCAACGGCGGCGGCAAGTGAGGGCCGCACACGAGGCCACCAAGGGGCGTTCCATTCCTCTTAAGTCCAAGGTGCGCCGTGCTAAAACTCTTGAGCGCACCCTCGTTCATTCCACGCCCGAAGAGTTGTGGTTCGCCGACGTACTCCGCGACAAGGGCCTCCTTATCACGCCGCAGAAGGCCGTCCGTGAATACAATGTCGATATCGCCACTCATGTTCCGCCCGTCGCCGTGGAAATCTTCGGGGGCAACTGGCACAGACTCAGAGACGCCGAAACGTTCAACGAGCGTTGCATAAAGCTCTTCAATCTTGGTTGGCACGTGCTGATCATCTGGACTAACAAGGCCCGCTATCCGATGAACACTGTCGCTGCCGACTACGTGGCCGCCTTCTGTCAATTCGCCGGCAGCGAGCCAGCCAGCAGGCGTGAGTATCGGGTGATTCTCGGTAACGGTGAAGCTGCGCCCACCAGTAAGACTTATCTCAACGACCGTGCCACTGTAGAAGGCTTTGGTGGCCGCTTTGATTCTTCCGGGAGCCATTACTTCATTACCGGGTAGCACACAGCCCACATGCGCAGGCGGCCGTCTTATCGACTGCGGATTACGCAGCGCGCGCTCCAGCTCCGGATTCTGCGCCAGCATCTCCGGTGTAAACGTCCAGCCGCCGGAGATGTCCACAATCGTGCCGTTCAGCGCGCCGCAGATAGGACACACCCGCTCATCCTTCGCCGTCATCCAGCGAAGGCCGTTAACGATGCCGCTGGCCTTCCACGCCATGTGGTTGCCCTCAGAGTACACCCGCGTCACCTCAGTGACGGCAATCCTCTTGGCGCGTTCCTTGCCGTAGATAGGCGCGAGCCGCTCTTGCAGCACCGGCAGCGCCTGCCCCTCGCGCATCCAGAACTCAATCTCCTCCACCGTCTGCCGCCGCGAAACCTCGTTCACCTGATTCAGCGTGTACATCTGGCCGTCACCCATGCCCGGCAGCGGATCAACCGCCAGATAGCGCCTCATCCATTCCAGCGCCTCCCGGTTGAACACATCCCAATCCACCAGCACATCAAGCCCCGGCGGCATGAGATTCGCGCCCTGGGCGCCGCCCATCAGCAGCACCTCCATCACCGGCTCCGTCATCTCCTGCGCAAACAACTGCCGCTGCAAACGCCACCAGGCCATGTCAGACCATCTAGGCATCGTCCAAATCCCCCAGCAATTCCTGCTGTTGCCGCTGGAAGAACGCCGCAGCCGCGCGCGCCCACTTGCGCTCTATCCGCTGCAGCTCATCGTCTTGCGGATGCCTGTCTGCCACAAAGTGCGCCGTGTTTGCCTCCACGGCCGGGCGCTGTTGCAGCGCCTCCTGCAATGCGCGCACGCGCTCCGCCTTGCGCTCAGCCTCCACCTCGCGCAACCCCTCCAGTTCCGCGGCGTCCTTCTCCGGCAACCGCGCCAGACCGCGCAGCCACGCCTCATCATCCGCCGTCCATGTGATGAACGCCCCCGCGCCCTGGAGGAACTGCGCCATGGCCTCAATGCCGATGCTGCCCGCCGGGGAATGCATCAGCCGCACGCCGTCCGGGTCCATGCCGTTCAGCCGCAGCAGCCGCGTCACCGCGTACTTGCTGAACGTGTCCGCAATATTGTCGGCGATGCTGTTCACCGCCATCGTGAAGAAATCGTTCGCTCCCGCAAACGTCGCCAGCGCGCCCACGTTGTCCTGTCCCAGCATGAGGAACTGCGCCAACGCTGACATCAGGATGCGCTTCTCGTAGCGGCTGATCACCGTGTCCGTGTCCGTGACCTGCCCCTGGGCGGCTGGAGAGAGCAATTCCAGCCGCCAGCGCAGATGGTCGCCCTCGCCCTTCGGCGCAGGCATCACCACGCCCGCCTGCTCATCTCGCCGGATATTGCGTATCATCCTTTCCGCGCGCGTCTTGTCGTCGCTGCCGTCGCTCATGTCCGCGCCCATCGGCGGATAGATGACCGGCATCCCCGCCAGATTGCGCTCGATGCCGATAGCCTCTACCTGCTGAATGTTCTTCAGGTAATACCACGGCTGCCACGCCGGGCGCAGGATGCTCTCGCCCTCCGGGTTGTTGCGCGTCTTGCGAAAACGATACAGCACCATGCGCTCAATCGGGATTGGCGCGGGCCACAGATGCGGCCACTGCTGCACCCCCTCCAGCCCGCCGTCGTCTGCGATGAGCCAGCGCTGCACCGTGTCATGGCCCAACATTTTGAACTTACGCCACAACATGCGCCCGCCCACTCGCTCATAGGTGATCGTGAACATCGACCAGCCGTAGAACGTCATCAGCAGCGCCTCCACCAGATGGTCCGGCCATGAGTGCGTCATGTTCGCCCAGGCATCGTTGAGCAGCTGCACGCGCGGATCCTCATCCCCCTCGTCGCTCACAAAATACCAGTCAATGTCGCGGATGGGCATCTCAATCGCCAGCCGCAGCGCGCCGACCACCGGCGAGTTGCGCAGCATCTCGTCAATATTGCGCACCTTCTCGCGGCCGCGCCATTCCCGCAAAAAGTCATCCTGCACCTGGCCCCACGTCTCGCCGAGGCCGGTGCTGCCAATGTCGTTCGTCAGGCTTCGTCTGTTTCCCATTTCACCCTCAATACACTGTAATCGCGATCAACCATCAATAGCGCCTCCACCTTCCCGCGCGCGGCGCATCGTCACCCACCGCCCAGCGCGATTCCTGCTCCGGCTGCCACGCCAGGAGGCTTGGCGGCGTCGTTTGCACCGCGCTCCACGCCAGTGCCAGCGCCATCACCGTATCGTCGTGCATGCCCTCAGGCGCGCCGTATTTCCAATAGCCGCTGCGCTGCTCTCCCTCATACGCCATCAGCTCACTTGTCAGAACTGCGTCGTCAATGATCTTGATTTCGCGGTGTTCAAACGCCGCCTGCAGCGATTGGATCACGGCCGTTTTCGTCGCGTTCGTCGTCGTGAACGGCTGCACAATCATGCCGCGCTGCCGCAAGTGATCAATCACCGGCTGCCCGATGCTGTTGCTCTCCACCACCAGCGCCGCCATGTCAAAACGCGCATACAACGCCGCCAGGCGCTCCTCCAGCACGTTGTAATCCACGCGGTTGAACCGGTCGAGATGCACCAACTCTTTCGTCTTGGCGTCCATCACCGCCACGACCGTGTAATCCACCAGCGCCGCCACATCCACCCCGGCCACATACTGCCGCCCGGCCAGCGGCTTATCGATCGCCACGGCCGTTGCCGCCTCCAGCACATGCCGAAACACCCCCGCGCCATCCTCCAGGAACACCGCCAGAATCTCTTGCCGAAACGCATCCTCCGCCATCGTCTCCCTGGCCGCCGCAACCTCGGCCGGATCGATAAACGGATTGGCGCTCGTGGGCATCTGCCACGAAGCCCAATCCTCCGCGTGTGGATCGCTGCCAAGCTGGTGCAGGCGCCAGAACCCGTTGCGCCCCTTCGGCGTGCCCAAAAACCACGCATCACCCGCCATATCCATCAGCGTGGCCCGGATCGTATTGTTCCAAATCGCCAGCAGCGCCGCGATCAGCCCCGCCTCATCCACAATCACCCGCGCATACTTGCGCCCGCGCCCGGCGTCCGGATTCTCCAGACTCCAGAACTCGATGACCCCGCCTTGCCGCAACTCAATGCGCCGCTCCTGCGTACTCTTGCGCACAATATCCGCCGCAAACAGGCGCAGCACATCGCGCCACACCTCAAGCATGTCCTTGTACGTCGGCGAATACCACGCCTGCGGCTGATCCAACTTCTCTTTCAGCAGATACTCGCCCAAAATCGTCTTGCCGAACCGTCGCCCGCACGCCACAACGTTATACCGCCTGCGCTCCTGATAAATGCGCCGCTGCGCCGCGTGCAGCCGGATCACATCCGGCCGGCGCACGTAGGCATACGCCAAAATATGCCGCGCAGCCCTAACCTGTTCGAGCGTCGGCAATGATGCGCTCTGCCTCGGCAACAACGCTGGCATAATCATCTGCATCCAAATCGTCCAATACCCGGCTAATGCTCTCGTGTCGCGACGTGGCCTCGCCCTGCAGCAGCAGCCACTTGTCCAGAAGAATCCCAACCGCAATGGCCCAGTCATTACCGTCCATATTCTCCGGGATCACAGAAAGGAGCCGCTCTAAGGCTCGCTCCAACAGATCGGCAACTCCTTTTTTTGGCGCACTCTTGTCCCAGCGGCGCAGCGTCTTAACCGACACGCCGGTCTGCTCAGCCGTTAAGTCATAGTCGTAACGATTAACCGCCAGGCGGACAAGCGCCTCAGCTACCTCCCCGTCACTATAAGCCATAGCTGCGCCCCTCACGCTCGGCCGTCACCACCACACGCAGCACCATCCCGCGCATCGCCAGCAGCTTCACCGCCTCCCCCATGTCGGACTCAGGCACGTCGAACTGCACCCGCATGCCGTCACCGCCCGTCTTAATACCGGACATGATCGGCGGGATACTCGCCCTAAATGTTGCTGTCAGCTGCTCGGAATCGCTCAAATCCTGATCACCCTCGCCCCCCGGCCCCTGCATTGTAACATGAAACGTTTCACTTTGGAACATCTGTTCACCGTCGGCGCTTCTTCTTCGCCGCGCGCCGGGCAAGCTCCTTTTCCACCCGCTTGGCAATCTTCACATTTACGCCGCGGATGTACTCCAGCTTGCCCAGCTGCTCGGCCGTGATCCCGACGTACAACATCGCCTTGTCGCACGTCTCGATATCAGCGCGCGCCGCCTTCAACTGAGCCTGCAATTCACCATCTGACAATGCCTTCAAGTTATTCATATCCGTCCCGTCTTAATGTGGCAATCCTGTAGGCCACCGCAATACAACCAGGGAAAATACCAGCAACACCGCGGCCGTTAGCCACAAGATGGCGCGGGCAATAGCGTGGGTGCTGTTGCGCAGGCCACAAACCAAACACAGCCACGCCATAACCAAAGTAATGGGCAGTAATAATTCCAATAGCTGCCTGACCGCAATACCTTCGACGAAGCTTGCCAGATAGATATAGATCATTTTGCCACCTCTTGCATTTGCGCGATCTGCGCTTTCAGATCGGCAACAACATCGGCCGGTTTGGCCTTGGTCATGTCGTCGTGCCTTTTGGCGCGTGCCTCGACCTCTTGCAACTCGGCAATCAGGCGGGCAATGGCGTGTAACCGCCCGTCGTCCGTGCCGTTGGCAATAAGCCGCAGCCGCGCAATCTCGGCGGCTTGCGCATCGATTTGCTCTCGCAGCCGCGCAACCTCCGCGTCATGCACGGCCGTCTGGACATACGCAATGTCATGCTCATGCACCGGCTCGTCACACCACGTCCTGTCGTCCGGGTGATTGGCCACGAGCGGCGGTGTGGCGCTGACTATCTCTATTTCGTCATCGTCGTCGTAACTCACTTGATACTCTTGATACCATTGCAGCCAGATTCTTTCGGGCGGCGTGTCGTTTTCAAAGCCATTTTCGTACATCGCTTTCAGCGCGCCCCCCACCGTTTCAAACACCTCAAACTCGCCGCGCTCCCACTCACCGTCTGCCGTGTACTTGTCCATCATCGTTCCTTCTCCAATCCCGTCGAATTCGACGGGTTAGCACATCCCTACTACTACGGCAACGGCCAGGACAAGGCCCAGCGCAGCCAGCCACTTGGCAAGCGCCATGCCAATGCCTCGCGGGTACTGGTCTCCGTGTGTGTGATACGCCGTCATGACGTTGCCATCCCGCTGGTCAACCGCCTTGAAGTGCGAGCCGTTGCACTCTCGAATGTCACAACGGGCGCTGGCGCGGGCGATAAACTCACGGTCATCCTTGACCGGCGCAATGCCGTTGCGCCCGTCTGGCTTACGGTTCCTGCCCATCGCCGTCCTCCCACTCTTCTGCCATGCACAGCGGGCACAGCCAGTAATATCCAACGTCGTCATCATCGCCCTTGCTCCACCCCCACCCGCTTCCCTTTGTGCCGGCTGGTTCAATTGGCGCAGTCGTTTCGCAGTATTCGCACGTCCACAACCCCGCAGCCTCCCTGGGCGCATCATCGGTCACATAAACGCGCCCGATGATCTCATCAATGCCGTAGAAGGTAGTAGGGACTAACATCTCCGCTTGCGATTTCAGCAGTGCGGTATCAGCGCCTTCCGGCACGGCAATCATCACCTCAATGTGTATGTAGTCCATCGTCAATCTCCTTATGAGCCTAAGTAGTCGCCGTCGCCGTCTTCATACGCGGCCACGATCTTGTCCATCAGTTCGTCCGACACCGCCGCCGTCTTGCACGGGGCGAAGACGAACACGAGAAAGCCCAGCGCGGCGAGGGCGCACACGGCGGGGATAAGGGGCAAGAGCTTATCCATTGTCGGCCTCATGCGCTTCCAGTGCCGATTCAATTTCCCAATCATCTCTGTGTTCTTCTTCCCACGATGCCCGACTTGCGGCATCTTTAAAGTCATCGGCAAGGGTTGGAAAATCAATCGTCACCCAAGACGAGTTGGCCGCCGATGCCAAAATGTCCATGATGCGGGATGCCTCTAGTTCGTTCAACTGTTCTGTCTGTGTGCCCCAAGCGAGCCGCGCAATTTTGCGGAGCGCCGTCACCTGTGCGGATAAGCTATCTTCCATGTCATCCCTTGCCGGATACAAAGCCTCCGGCGGGGCTGCTAACTTACTAATACCGCATCACAAACAAGCCACACTGGAAAGCATCTGATAGATGCCCTGGCGGGGTATCCATCGCCTCAGACACCGTAAACACAATGTCACGAATAGCGGCGTGCGACGCGGATGAAGAGACAAGCTCGTCAAAGTCTGCCCATTGAGTGCCATCTTCCAGGGCGGTGAATTCTGGCAGAACGGCCAGCGCGGCGTATATGCGGTCTGCCACATGGATGACCAACGCCTCGCTTTGCATGACAAGCCCGTAATCTGGTGAGCAATTGATCATCTCACTCAACCCCAAGCGTGTCATCTTCGGCGGTCGCGGGCTGGTCGGGCTGCGCGTCCAATCCGTTCATGATTTCCCAGTACGTCTCCCACGGCCAGGCTTTAGAACTGTCAACGCCCAACCCGGCATTGATGTCGGTGCAGACGCTTTCCCACTTGTCATCACCGTGCGCGGCCTTACCTTTGATGTGGAGTTCTTTCAGCATCGGGATGGTGACGCGCTTGGTCGGGTTGTCCTTCTTGCCGTTGCCGTTGGGTTGAGGCGCGGGCGCGGGTTCCGGTTCTGCTGCCATCGCCTCGCGCGCGGCTTTTATTATCGGGTTAGAAACACTATCACTCTCGTTTGCTGGCTTTGGATCACGCGGCAACGGCTTTTCGCCACCAAGCCATGACTTCAAAATATCCACCACCTCAGCGCCAGGCCTGGCAAACACCCGCGCCGTCAACTCAGGGCAGCGCGTCTTTTGCACAATCCCGTTGTTGTCGATGTCCATTTCCATCCATACGTCAAATTCATATTCAACGCCGTCGCGGCTAATGGGAGCCATACCAACTTTTTTGGGGACGGTCTTGCCGCGCTCATTTGTTTCCAGCACGTACTCCGTTTTACTGCGCATGGTGACAATGACATGCAAATCAGCACTAACGATGGTGTCAATCATGCCGCGATAAATGGGGGTAACGTCGCCCCACGCCATATAGGAGTTCCCCTTGAATCGCTTAGACGCCTCATCAACCAGCTCTAGCGCGCCGCCGGTTCCTGCCCATGCGTGCGTCAAACTATCAATTACCAGCACGTCATACCCGGCATCATGCGCAGCCTGTACGCCCTTCGCAAAGCGCGTGGGGTGATATGGCGGCTGCATTGACATTGTGTCAAAGCTGTACAGGTCGGCGTACTTGCTTGCCGACCCGTGCTCCGTGTCTATTACGGCGATCCGGCCATTTGCCCCAGCAAGTTCAGTTGCAAACGCCAGCGCCGTGTACGTTTTCCCCGCCCCCGACGGCCCGGAAATGGCCATTAATAACTTGCTCTCTGTTTTGATTGCTTTTTGAAATGCGTTTGTCATCGTTCTGTTCCTTTACCGTTTCCGGCTTCACTTCGTTACCGTTCGCGTCTACCAGTTTCACCGGCACCCGCTTCTGCCCACACATCATGTATGTGCCCTGCGCGTCGGCGTGTATCGTGCCGTTCAGCTTTATCCCAGCCAATTCGCACCTCGCTTTGGCGCGGACATGCGCCTGTTGTCTGGCATTTTGTACCGCTGCTGCGGGTGCTGCCGGGCCGCTGAAATCCAACCCAAGGCGATAGGTTCCAACGATGTCAGCCCGCCTTGCGGGATTTTGTCGCCGGGCGCAATGCCCAGCGCGTCGTGCAGCGGCCGCCACATGTGGGCGTACCGGTACGGGTCTGCGCAGATGCGTGCGCACAATTGCCATGTCATGTCGCTCATCGTCTTGCCCACCTGTCAACTACAAATAACGCCACGGCCACGATTAGGGCCACACTCGCAATTACCATGCCTACAATGCTCATTCGCCATCCTCCTGAAGTGACGCCCATGCTAACAAAACCAACAATATGCCAAAGACTATGACGATCGGGTTCTCATTCATGGCTAGTACGGCGGCGCGTTCAGGGCGATGTCATCGCGCATGTTCACATCGTCATAATGCCCGCGTAACGCTTCAAACGATGCCCAGGCCACCTCGGCGCGGGTGTTCT